TGGGATTTCTTTGAAACAATACACTCAAGATCATACACACACATTATGAAGAACATTTATTCAGATCCTGCAGAAGTGTTTGACACCATATTGGATGATAAAGAAATATTAAAGAGAGCAGAATCAGTAACAAAAGAGTACGACAAGTTTGGCAAGATGGCATTAGACTATCAAGTGGGCAAAAAAGTGGACACACTTGATTTAAAGCGACAATTATATTATGCAATGAACACTGTGAACTTGTTAGAAGGATTAAGATTTTATATATCATTTGCTTGTACATTCGCATTCGGCGAGCTTAAACTGATGGAAGGATCAGCAAAGATACTTTCATTGATTGCTAGAGACGAAGCAACACATTTAAACTTGTCTACCAATGTTATTAAAGCATGGCAAAAAGGAGATGATCCTGAAATGACCAAAGCAATGAAAGGCACAGAGAAGACTGTGATACAAATGTTCAAAGACTGTGTGGAAGAAGAAAAAGCATGGGCAAAACATTTGTTCAAAGATGGATCAATTATAGGTCTTAATGAAAAATTACTAGGTCAATATGTTGAATGGATTGCTAACAAAAGATTGAGAGCATTGGGGTACGATGCTATTTACGATGTATCAGCATCTCAAAATCCACTACCTTGGACACAGCATTGGTTAAGTTCAAAAGGTATGCAGGTGGCTCCTCAAGAGACGGAAGTAGAAAGTTATATCGTGGGTGGTATAAAACAGGACGTACAAAAAGGTCAATTCAAGAAATTTTTATTATAATGGTAGACTTCAACACAATGAATGGTATGGAAGTTCTGACATATTTGTTAACTTCTCCAGAAGAAAGATTCATCTGGGTGTTGATAGGTATGGGAGTAATAATTTGGTTGTTGAGTTTGTACATGGACAAAGACAATCAACCCGTCGACTGTAAACCACCAGAACATCATCTATAAACATTGACTTTATCCTCAAAAGAAGTTACACTTAGGTATGCCCAAATATAATTTACTCTGTTCTAGAGATCATAAATTCGAAGGATGGTTTGCATCAGAGAAATCGTATCTGGATCAAAAAACTAAAAAACTGATTGCTTGTCCAATATGTGATAACACAGGTGTACGAAGAGCAGTAATGGCTCCAAATGTAAATTTGAAATCAAAAAAGATCAAAAGTAAAAAAAGTAACACAGCATTTTACAACAGTCGATCAACTCTACAACATCTTAAGACATGGGTAGAAAAGAACTGTGTAGATGTTGGAGATGATTTTGCCAAAGAGGCTCGGAAAGCAATGGCAGGAGAACGTGATGACCATATATACGGTACAGCATCGGATAAAGAAATAACAGACCTTCACAAAGAAGGTATAGGAGCAATAAGGATACCAAATGTCAAAGATAACTAAAGCGATTGTATGGAGCAACGTAGGTTGTTCATACTGTGAACAAGCAAAAAATCTATTAAAATCAAAAAATATAGAGTTTGAGGAAAGAAACATAGCACACGGAACGTGGACAGTGCAACAGTTACAAGAAGCAGTTCCAGGAGCAAGAACAGTTCCTCAAATATTTGTTGATGAAAAACATGTTGGTGGATTTCAAGAATTAAAAACACTGATTGATCAACAAGGAGGTGACGATGCCTAGTTTACAACAAGGAGATATTATCACAATTAAACTGATGAGTGGCGAGGAAGTGTTAGCCAAATTGATTGAGATTACACAAGATTCAATTAAAATATCAAAACCAAGAGCAGTGGTTAATATTCCTAACAAAGGAATAGGTCTTGGACCGTTTGTGTTCACTGTGCCTCAAAATGCTGATGTAGAAATATACAAAAATAATATTGTGTGTTTCACAGAAACAGAAGATGGTATGGCACGTCAGTACAGAGAAGGTACAACAGGATTGACGTTACCTAAATAATGAATAAAATTATAGCAATAGATTGTGATGGAGTGCTACTCAATTGGGAGCAATCATTCGACGAATGGATGGAATTTCAAGGCTTTCCTAAACATGCCAATGATCATTATGAAGTGAATATGAACTATCACATGAACAAAGGTCAATGCGAAGTGCTTATAAAGATATTCAATGAAAGTGCATGGATGAAGTCATTAAAACCTATGGAAGGTGCTGTTGAAAATGTTAAAAAAATAGCAGAACTAGGATATAAGTTTTATGTGATAACCAGTCAAACATTGGATAAGAAAGCCAATCTGTTGAGAGAAGAGAATCTTAAGCAAGTGTTTGGTGATGTGTTCGAACATATTGAATGTTTAGACACAGGAGCAGACAAACACGAAGCTCTATCTAAAATACCGGAAGGAACGTTTTGGATAGAAGATAAACCTGCTAATGCACAGTTAGGTTATGATATGGGTTTGGTAGCATTGCTACTTGACCTTCCTCACAATACAATGTATAATGAGGATAAGGATTCGGTTCAACGAGTAAAAAGTTGGGCTGAAATTTATAACGTTATAAAGGAGAAAAATCATGGCGACTCATGAAGAAATAAAAGAAGCATACGAAACGTACATTGCTGAATCTGAAGCATTCGAAACAAAGGGTGTTAAAGCGGCGGCGGCTAGAGCAAGAAAGGCTCTTGGTACTTTAGGTAAAGCGACTAAGACAAGAAGAAAAGAAATACAAGAGAAGAAAAACTCATTGTAATCTTATTGATGTTGCGGGTGTAAAAATCCGCAACGCAACACACAAATTTCCAAAAAAATAATAAATACAACATAAGAAAACAAGAAACAAAATAATATGGCAACAGGTAAAATAAAGTGGTTCAATTCAGCAAAAGGATTTGGATTCATTACACCAGACGAAGAAGGCAAGGACGTTTTCTTACATATCTCTGCTCTTAAAGCCGCTAACCTTAAAGAAGTTATGGACGGTGATATTGTAGAATACCAATTACAAGAATTTAGAGATAGACAAGTTGCTACTGATATCAAAGTAATCAAAAACTTCAATCAATAATAATCACTGCTTGACATTTTAGTGTGTGTATGCTACATTAAGCATATGACAGTTAAAATACAAAAGAATAAAATTGTGATTAACGACTTCCAACACTATTGGCAGTCTGCAACTGAACACGGACATGAGTTCACTTTCGCATATGGCAAGGAATTCAAAAACTCCAAAAAATTCACCATAGAAGTAAAGCATTCTGACAAGTTAAGAAGCAAAGATGGTAGATGGTCTCCAATTAAAATTAAGTCTTGACATTTACCCAATAATCTGTTTAAATACACTGTAGACGTTGAAGTGTGTGCAATACACTTTTGGGACGAGGGTTCGACTCCCTCCACCTCCACCAACACTCATTTATAATAATCTGGTTTATTATGAGGGGGTGTACTTGGTTTCGACCGGAGCATAAAAGCACATGGAGTTTATCAGTCTGATCTCTGTAAAGGATCGTACAAATGCAAACGCATTTAAACCAGAAGTGACAGTTCCAGTTAGCATATTTGCTGACGCGGAATTGGTTGCCGCTTAATACCGGCCACTTGGCGGTAGATCTACCGGGCAACAGAACAGATCAAGTGTGGGAGTTTCGGCTCCCACATTTCACTTTCATTAAGTATTCATTTAAGTTTATAATTGCAGTATCTAAATATTACTGTTATGCCTACACTTAAAAAGAAAACAACTGCTTGGCAAAAGTGGAAAAAGAAAGCACCCAAAGTGCCTGATATCACCTGCCCCATCATAGACGATGTACTCATACGAATAGACAAATTCCAAGATCGTAACGCAGTAATTTCAAAGTATCAATGGAACCTACTGCACAAGAGAATGGAACGTCTGCGTACTGACAATGAATTGTTGAGAGAAGGTGGGCAATTTTGGTACGAAATCTGCAAACAACATCTCAAAAACTCAAAGAAATAGCGACTTATTAACTCTTGATTTAGAATCTAAATAGTGTATAATAATGTTATGTTTATTAGGATCAAAAAAAAGTTTATTAAACTAAAAGACAATAGTAAGTTGTTTATTAATGACGTTGTTAAACAATTAACACCGTCTAACAGAACTATACGCAAAGTAAAAGTGTTCTGTTACAAAGTATTAGCATTGGCTGGTGTTCTTTTATTAGCATACACCTACGGAACATTCAATCCAAACAGCATTGTAGAGAAAAAGATTCGTAAACAAGAAGACAAAAGAATGGTAGAGATGGCAAAGAGTTTTGGACTACATGAACCCGAGTTTAAATTCGATGGACCTAAAACTTATATTAAAGCAATGAACACCTGCATAGACTACATCAACTGGACACTACCAATGGATCAAAGAATACCCAGAGACATATTGGTGGCAATGGCAATTATAGAATCAGACTATGGTAGAAGTAGATTTGCCACAGAAGGCAATGCAATGTTTGGTGTAAGGACTTGGAGTCTAGATAAAGTGCCACACATGAAACCTGCGGCTATTCCTAATGCTAAATTTGGTGTTAAGAAATATGAAACCAAATGTCAGAGTGTAAAAGATGTAATCGCAATCATAAACAGACATCCTGCTTACAAAGAGTTTAGAGCAGAAAGAGATCAAAACAAATACGAGCCCAATATTACCAAAATGGTGTTTGGATTGAGTGCTTGGAGTACTAACGAAGAATATCCTAAGATCATACTTCAAAAAATTGAAGACTTGACAAACAGTAAATAACACAATACAATATTAGAATGGGATTTATTATTTTGAAACAACCTAAAAAAATCAACCACAGATTACCCGACACAGCATCACTGCGAAAAGCTCGTGAGGAACATCAGGAATGGTTAAAAGAGAGAGGGTTGGACAAGATTAAGTTTAGAAAAAAGAAATCAGAAACATTGGTGATCGAACCTATAGAAGACAGACAAGGAGTACCTTGTGGTGACAAAGTACCTGTGATGGAAAAAGGTGCTGGCAGTAAAAGAGAAGAAATGCGTTACACAGGAGAACGTAGATTGATTGGTATTGCAACCATGCACAAGAGTAATCAAGTGCCAGTGTTTGCAGATGACGATGATATAACAGGACGTAAGGCGGCGACAGAGATATCCTTAATGAAAGGCAACAAATAATGTCAGACCAAGAAGAATTATGGAATTGGATTTGTTGGACTTGTAAATGGAGAGGTGTTGCACAAGAACTAGACAAAGACGAATCACTAGAAGAATTTTATTGTTGTCCTACATGTTGTAGTGAAGAAATAGAAGACATAGGATGGCATCAAGGTAATGAAAAGTATAAAGGAGCATAATGGAAGTTGAAGCAGGATTAGGTTTGTTCTTTTTAGGTATGATAGTCTCAGTGGGTGTATTAACTGTGTTAATTAAAGTAAGAGGGTATGACGATGACGACCACAACAGCGAAGATTAAAAAATGGTTTGATTTTGATTGGCTTAAAAAAACTGAGCTGGTTGAATTGCACGAAGTAGATTGTACAAAAGATCCTGTTCGTCCTGAACTGGATATAAAATTTAGAACCTCATACGGTAGAAAAATTTACGGACTTAAACACGGTGAAGATATTATGGCTGTGATGTGTTTCGCATTCACTAACCAAGTTCCAAAGACTGTTGAAGAAATGGATGTGTTAAGCAAAGACGCCGCCATGCAGTCAGTACACAGAGCAGGAATACAAGGATCTGTTGCTATTGCTTACACTGTATGGAGTCTTAAAAAAGGTGGTGGTAAAATGATTGTGAAGGAAGTTTACAAAATGATTAAACATTCGAATCATTTGAATAGGTTGGTGACACTATCGCCACTCACTGAAATGGCAGAGAAGTTTCATTTAAGAAACGGTGCCAAATTAATTCAGAAGAATGAAACCACTCAAAACTTCGAATACGTGGTACTCACATAATATTTTGGTAACATCAATTGCAAAAAGTCAATGAACACGCCATTTATTTTTGGTAGGTAATGCTTGACTATTTTGGCAATTTCATATATAATTTAAACTTACAAAGGAGGCTTATGAAAAGGCACATTAATATAATAATGGTACTTGTATTAGGTTTTGTTCTAACTGCTTGTTCAGGTAGAATGGTACAGTTACCAACAGAAAACATAAAAGCAAAGAAGGTACCGGCTTGGTATCTTAACCACGCAGATACTGGCAAAGAGGGATTTATCTTTAGAGATGGTTTCTATTATGCAGTAGCAGTAGCAGTATCTCCAGATATGGAAATGTCTCAGAAGAAGGCAGTTCTTAAAGCAAAAGCGAAGATCACTGATAGAATAAATGGTGAGATGAACAATAAAACATCTATCAACTATTCTGAAAAAGGTGCTTCTGAGTCAATGATTGGCACAGTAGAAGCTCAAGACGTGATTGTTAATATGATTAAACAGACTGTGTTAAGAACATATTCTGTTGAAAAGAAATTAACAATATACAACACTGAGAAGAGCAATTACAGATCATTTGTTTTAATGAAGATATCCAAGAAAGATGTTGAAAACATAGTTAACCTTGTTGAAGATAAAAACAACAAGAAGTTAATTAGCAAGTTAAAAATCAGCAACACCTCGGATAAAGTATTAAAGCAATCTGACAAATAATATGAAAGCAATATTATACATAATCGCTCTGATCATGTTAGCACTAGGTTTGATACTGTTTGTCGTTGGTTCGTCTGCTCAAGCAGGAGGACCGTGGTCAGATCAATACTGCAATGTTAAAACAGAAACTGTTATCACAAAAGACACACAAGGAAAGATTATCGACAAGCAGATAGTTGAAACTTTGGTGTGTGATGATGGAGCAAAAGACTTTTTGGCATACTCAGGTATAGCCAAAGATTGCAAAGAGTATTGGTTCGATATGTATGTCAATCAACAATGGATAAGGAAAAAAGGATATGTTTGTCAAAAGTTTGATGGCTCGTGGGAAATGGTTAATCCTATTAGGTAGTTTGTTATTAACTGCCTGTGGAACAACTGCCACTACCAATAAAAGTTTAAGCAGTCAGAATAGTGTGAGTCATAATTATACTCATGCAGGTACGAGTGTAGAAATTTGGTATAACTTTATACGAAACAATATGGGTAAGTTATCCAAACAAGATCAAAAGAAGCAGGCTCAGGCTGTGTATTTTGCTTTGGACAACCTAGAAGAAGGTAAAGTGGTTGCATGGCATACTATGAAGGCTGATACACATGGTTTTGTAAAAGTGGTTGCAAGTTATCCGCATGGTGGTGGATATTGCAGGGTTATTTTTACACAGATTAAAAAGAAAGACAAAGTAAGAGACTTTAAGGAAACTGCCTGTAAGGATGTTGCATACCACGGCTGGCAATTTATTAGGTAAAAGTAGGTAAATATAGCATACAAAAGGAAACAGTATGTTATTTGGACTTATCACATTTCTAACAGCAATCACCATTTCAGGTGTAGCAATCTATTACTCAGTGGCTGGGCTAGTGGCAATTTTTGCCGCGGCGGCTGTACCAATCATTATAATGGGTACTGCCTTAGAAGTAGGTAAGTTGGTAACGGCTGTGTGGCTTCATAAGTATTGGAGCAAAGCGGCTTGGTGGTTACGAACCTATCTATCAATAGCAGTATTAGTTTTAATGCTGATCACTTCCATGGGTATATTTGGATTCTTATCCAAAGCACACGTGGACCAAAATTTATCCTCAGACACAGTCACACAAAGAATTGAAATCATAGACAACAAAGTAAGAGCAGAGAACAGTTATATAGACCGTCAAAAGGACGTGTTAGAGCGTCTAACAGGGCAAAGCACGGGCAGTAATGACAGGTTTAATCAAGACATACAAATAGAACAAAAGAAGATAGATGATGCTTACAAACGTCTAGAAGTATTAGATGCAGATGTTAAAGCATACACTGATCAAGGTAAAGGTTTATTTAAAGGAGACAACATCAAACGTGGACTGGAAGTACGTAAAAGTCAACAAACAGAAAGAGACAGAATTAATCAACAAGTATCGGATGCTCAAGAAAACATCAACAAGTTAAGAGCTCAAATCAACAACTCCTTAGATAAAAATGATGTTTCCATACAAACATCAGAAAAAAATATATTTGATGCACAAGGCAGAATAGAACTGTTAATCATAGAGCAAGAACCATTAAAAAGTCAGTTAATGAAACTGGAATCTGAAGTAGGACCTATCAGATATATTGCTGAATTTGTGTATGGGGAAGAAGCAGATAGAAATTTATTAGAAGAAGCAGTGAGATGGGTAATCATTACAATTATATTTGTGTTTGATCCATTAGCAGTATTATTGTTGATTGCTTCGCAGTACACATTTAGATGGAGATACATTGACAAGCATGGCGAATTACCACCAGCACCTAAAACGCCACCCACAACTCCACCAGCACCCACAACTCCACCGGCTCCGTCAGGCGGACAGAGTTTGACTAAAATTGTGAAAAAACAAAAAGAAGTACACATAGCAAATCCTTTAAAAGCCAATAAGAAAGTATCCACAATCAAATTGAGCGATATTGCTGAAAAGAAACCAGTATCTACAATTCCTAGTGCTGAAAAACTTGCAGAATTTAAAAAACGTGAACAAGAAGAACTAAAAGCATTAGAAGAATATTCATATAAGGCTGAAGTAGAGCCACCAATGCCATTGGAACAATGGAATCAAATGATTGAAGAAGCAGAAAAAGAAGTATCAAAAGAAGTAGATGGGTTCAACGAAGACGAAGTAAAATACGATGTTCAAGAATCTAAGCCAATAGAAGAAGTTGATGAAAACAATGATGGCATGGACGATAATACCGGGAAACCAATTACTGGTATTGTACCAACTAAAGGCACATTTGCAGAGGCAGAAGCACTTCAAAAAAAAAAGAGTCTTTCGTACATAATGAGAGAACGGAACCAGCAAGTCAAAAAAGAACATCAGGAAGAATAAAACCAGACTTAACTGAGGTTGTGTATCCAAAATCATACAGCCAAAACGAAGAACAATCACCACAATCACATTGGAAGAAACTGTACGAATAACAGCATAATTATTTGTATGCCAAAACTAAACTTAATCACTGAACCAGATAAACTTTTTAACGGTAATACTAGTGTGTTGATGATAAACCCTAGAACAGTTGTCAAAGAAGACTTTAATCAGAAAGCATTAAAATTTAAGAACGATATCAATTTGTATATGTTTGGAGTAGAAGATCCTGATGAACAACAAGATATCAAATGGTTAATTGATATCATAAATTCTGTTAATGTTATCATATTAGATGTGAATGGTACTTTTAAAGATAGATGGCTATTGGGATATATTTTAAACAAACCAAACTGTTATTATTTTTATGACGGCAGTGATGCGTTTGCTTATAACCTAATCAACAACAACAAAATATACGACTTAGAATTTTTGCCTAGCAAAATAGAAGAATTGGAGAAAAAATAATGACAGTCAAAGCAGACTTATGGTTTCCTACGGTGATATGGAATGACGAATTAAAACAGATTAATAATTCAGAATTAAAAGAATATGTAATTAAGTTAAAAGCACAAGATGAGCAAGGTAAAGTAGCATCTAACTATGGCGGTTGGCAAAGTAAATCGTTCGACATACTGGATGAGAGACCAATCACTGTGGAAAGGTTTATACAAAGTATTCAAAACTCTATTAACGAATGTACCAAGATGGCAGGACTAATGGATTTACAGATAAGTGATTACTGGTGGAACATTAATGGCAAAGGTGATTACAATCATCCACACGATCATAGAGATAGTATACTGAGTGGTGTGTATTACATCGATATACCAAAGGAAAACATGGGCAATATACATTTTGAAAGAGAAGACAATGCACAATTTTTCTTACCAAGAGTGATGCCAAAAAGAAATCACATCAGTGCAGTGAGAGCCACATACAAACCAATCAGTGGAGGTGTATTAATTTTTCCAAGTTGGGTTAAACATTCTGTGGACGGCAACCAATCAGACAGTGTCAGAATATCAATGAGCTTTAATACTTCAATAGCCATGTCCAAAAACAATGATGAATTGGCAAAGTTAAATGGCTACCCACCATTGACAGAATAGAACATTTGTGTTACATTGATACAATGGCAACAATTCAAGAAAAACGCAACTTTTTAGAACACATAAAAAACGAAACCAAACATTACGAAATTAGACTCGAAGGTGTTGGTTGCGAAAGTGTGATGGGATTCGTCACTCCCCAATTATACAAATACTGGAACAAGAAAACAGATACAGAACTTGGAAGTTATGTTGCCGAGTATCGAGATATCAACATGTTAGAAAAAGTTCCTGCAGACGCACAGTTGAACAGAGAGTGGTATGAGTATGACGACATTGCTCATGTGTCAGGTATTGTGTTAAACCGTAACAACACACTGTACATTGATAGATATGATAAAAAATTTCGTTTGGAAGAAACTGTTTTAAGATTAGACTTAGATAAACAACAATTAGAAAAAGAAGGTGTACGAATAGTTAGCACCAGCACTTATAATTATGACTCAGCTCAATTAGTAGACAAGCACTATTTCTACGGAGACAGCAACGAAAGAGGTGTTTGGTACACAGAAGAAAAGATTCAATCAAAACTGTATAACTTTGATCTTGCAAACTTATGGTTAAGATACAGCACAATTAACGGTGTGGATGTTGTTCACGAAATAGAATATGATGGGTTGGATTATTCTTTAACAGCAGACACTAAAGGTTTAAATTTTAAGATTGGAGTAAAACAAGGAATCAACAAGAAAGATTTTGGTGAAATTAATAACAAAAATCCATGGATAAACTCTTGATTTCTTCCATAGAGTTGTTATATAATACAGTATCACAAAAATAAAAATGAAAAATAAAGTGATAAATAGTAGTGTAAGATGCTTGATAGGTCTTACATTATATAAACTTGCTTAACAAGGAGGAAAAGCGATGACAAACAAAACACTATCTATATTCAATCAATTAAGACCTGTAACAGTAGGATTTGACAATGTGTTCGATCATTTCGAAAGAATGATTGATGATCACAATTTCAACACCATGACTGCTACAAACTTCCCACCGTACAACATAGTGAAGACTGGTGAATACACTTATGACGTGGAACTTGCACTTGCAGGTTTTTCAAAAGACGACATAGATGTAGATTACCAAGACAGTATGTTGACTGTTAAATCTAAGGAAAAAGCCAAAGATGCAGACGTAGACGGTATGCTTCACAGAGGTATCAGTAAGAGATGGTTTTCTAAAGCCTTTACTATTGCTGACGATGTGGAAGTAAAAGGAGCAGAACTTAAAGATGGTTTGCTAAAAATATCTATGGAAAGAATTGTTCCAGAAAGTAAAAAAGCAAGATCAATCGAAGTAAAGTAACTTGAAATATGGGTAGGGTGGCAACACCCTACCTAACTAACAATAAGAAGGAAATATGACAACTGATTTAGAAGTAAAAGTAGATTCGAAAATAAAGCAAATTTTAAAGGTACCAAAAGATTACACTGTTATCATGTTGAACGATGAAGTAACTCCAATGGATTTTGTTATAGAGCTATTGGTTACAGTTTTCAAACACACTCCAGAAACAGCCAAAGACATAACAATCAAGATTCACAAGGAAGGTTCTGCAGTAGTAGGTTTATATACATATGAATTAGCAGAGCAAAAAGGAACCGAAGCCACTAATATAAGCAGAGACCGAGGTTTTCCTTTGCAAATAAAAATAGAACAAGAATGAACAAATATTATTTTTGGGTAACACTGGAAAGCAAAGCACCAATGAAAGTAGCAGAAGAAGGCAGAACAGCATCAGAAGCCAAATCAATTGTTGAAAGCAGATTTCCAAATGCCAAAGTAATGTTTGCGGAAGGATTTTAATGGGACTGAAAGAGTTAACAAAAGAAGTACACCAAGATGCAGAACGACAAGGATTTGTCAAAGTATTAATGAGTGGACAAATGAGCGAAGAACTATATGCAGAGTTCTTGTTTAATCAACATGCCATATACAATTTGTTAGAAGCCTGTGCAATGTCACATGGACTACTCAACGACTTTCCACAAATACGTAGAGCCCCAAGCATATTGGCTGACTTTCAAGAACTTTGGACGAAAGAAGATATGCCAGAAATTTCACCAAGCACAGAACGATATATCCAACACATGCACACAATCAAAGAAGATCCTAAAAAATTAATGGCACACATCTATGTGAGACACATGGGAGATTTAAGTGGTGGACAAATGATTAAGAAAAAAGCACCCGGCAGTGGCACAATGTATGAGTTTGGAAGAGCAGACGTTAAAGAAATTAAAGAAAGAATCAGAAACAAAACAGACGACAGTATGGCAGATGAGGCTAGACTGTGTTTTGAATTTGCTACAGAATTATTCAAAGATTTACATAATGCCCAAAAAACAAATTAAAGACTTTCCTGGTAATTTAATTAGAGTTAAAATTTTAGAAGACGAAATTAAATATTTCAAAAGTTTAATTCAAGAAAGTGATACTGGACACATCTACACCACAATAGACAGTTTAAAAACTAGAGTAAAAGCATTGAAAGGAATAAAAACAGACGATCCATTTATAAATTAAATCATGAGCAAAATTTGGGACATATTAATAGACTGTAAAGAGCAAATCATCAAAGAGTTCGATGCTAGAGGCACAGAGATTCAAGAAGAAGGTATGGCACAATTCAATCAACCAGACAATGGTTGGATCAACAGAGTGTGGAAAACTGAAGATTGTAGACGTTGTCATATAGATGTTGTGGATGCTAGAGAATCAAAAGGATTATGGATGATGCACGTGTGTATATTTCCAAACCTAGACAACAACGGACCTATATATGGTTTTGATGTGATTGCAGGTAAAAATAAAATGACTGGCGCCTTTCATGATTTTTCTAAAAGTTCTGGTGGTGAAGATCACCCATTAATAGATTGGTTTAAAGATGCTGTGGAAGAATTTATTCCAAGTAAAAAACGTGAATTACCACAATGGGCATTAAACATATTCAGCGGATCAATGGTTGCCGCAGGTAATGTAAGCAGTGAAGAAGAATCCAAAGCCATTGTGGATATGGCACTAGAAAATTTAAAAGTGTATTTTGATTCCATAAATCAATACAACAACACAGCCAAATATGAAGACACAATAGAAGCCCAAAACTATTACTGTCATAATCAACAACAAAATCCACACACTCCAAGGGTAATGAAGTCATTAGGACTTAAAGAAGAAGATGTTGAAGTGTTCTGTACAGACGCATTATTTCCAAAAATTCAAAAATAAGTATTTGACATCGACACCTAGTTGTGTTATTATTAACTTATGTTGAAATATCATAACATACAAGACATCAAAGTGAAACTGACTGCCATGAAACAGAAAAGCATGGAAGTAGAAAAATTAGTTGCAGACAAAAAATCTGAAGAAGAAATTAATTTTCTTGTAGAAGAAATACAACAGATGGCAATGGAAATTGCTAACTCATAATGATTGTCACAGTTTCAGGTACTAATAAAAAAATTGCAAATTTAACAGAAAGTCTTGTGCATTATTGTGCAGACAAATTAAAAATCAAAGATTCAGTTGTGATAGATGTTGAGTTTTCAAAATCACTCTATAAGGAAGATGGTTTATTAGGTGAGGTTGATTTTGATGATTCCAATCACAAGCCAAAAGAATTCACAATCACTGTTGACGGCACAGGTTCCAAACGTAAAATCATGGAGACCATAGCACATGAAATGGTACATGTGAAACAGTACTCCAAAGGAGAACTAGTGGATCTGTCTAGATCCAACTCAACCAGATGGCAAAACAACATCATCAACAAAGACACAAACTATTGGGATCAGCCTTGGGAAATAGAAGCTCACGGAAAAGAATTAGGATTGTTTATTAGATGGGCTGAAGACACAGAATTATCTCATCAATCTTGGACTCAAACACAATAATTTCATTAACTACTACTATAACACATTTGATGTGCTAGAATATAAATACTAGTACATTATGAAAAAATACGAATTCTACAGTGCAGAAGAGAGAGCAGAAGTACAACTGTTTGACAACGATGTTCATTATCTAAACGGAGAAATCACCGAAGAGAATGTTAGCAAAGCAGTCAAATGGATATTATCTGCCAACCTCACTAAAAAACCTAAACGCAAACTGACACTGTATATCAACACCGTTGGAGGAGACTTGTACGAAGCATTTGCATTGATTGATGTTATGAGAAATAGTCATCATAATATTTCCACAATTGGTATTGGTGCTGTGATGAGTGCAGGCTTTTTGATATTCGCCAGCGGCAAACACGGCGAACGTTATGTTGGTAAGAACACAGGTATCATGAATCATCAACATTCAGATATTATGGAATCAAAGATGCATGACATGAAAGCACAGATGAAAGAAAATAATAACTGTGAACAACGATGTATGCAGATATTAAGAGATGCAACAGGTTTTGGTTTAGCCGATGTTCGTAAAAAATTCAACAATCCTTCCGATCAATACTTTACAGCAAAACAATTGGTTGATTTAAAAATAGCAGATCACATCTTGTAGTAGATGTCTATTTGTTACTAATCAAAATACAAGTGCTATTTATCTGAATCTGGTTTAGTCAGATCATCTAGGGTGATTATATGGGATTTTGGAAAAGTTGTTGCGCCGTTTTCCGGTTCTTCAATCACACTTTTTGAATTACGTCGTGACTGATTCTTGATCTGTTTATTGGCTTTCTTCTGCTCTCTACGAATAACTCTGTCAGATTTCTTAACCATTTTAACATCTCCAAAACTATTTAATTACCTATTGACTTTATGGCTAATTAGTGCTATATTTTAGTTAATTTAGTATAACCAACAGTTACAAATAGAAATAGGAGACAAATTGAAAATAGAAGTTAGAAATAATAATGTAGAAAAAGCATTGAGAGTAATGAAAAAGAAAATGAAACTAGACGGAGTTTTTCAAGAGATGAAAGACAGAGCACACTATAAAAAACCTAGTGAAATTAAAAGAGAAAAAGCAAAAGAAAGAATGGTTAACATAAAAAAAGCACAAAAATTAAGAAGAAATTTTTTATAATATGGTCCGATGGCTGAATTGGTCAGTTCCGAATGAAAGAGTTAGCCACTACTTATTTGTTATGTGGATAGCAATATTTATATTGCCACTTCTTTTTGAATTAAAGTTGACCACACTAGGCTATTTGTTAAATGTGGTTTGGCTTGATTTTATATATTATATCAGTTACAAACGAGCACAAGAATTAAAAAACAAACACAAGGATGACGATGGAAACGACACATTTTGATGATAAGGTAACAATAGAATGTTTGAAGAACGGACGAAAAGTTGAGGCGGCTGTGCTGTCTTTTAGAGAAGAAGAGATCTTAACTGTGGTGGTACAGAAAACTGCCAAAATCAACATGCAATGGGCTCCAACCAAAAACTTATACATCGGTAGACAGGTTGGTTTGGAATTTGTCACACCCGGTCCTGAGAAGTTTGTGAGCAAAACAGGAAGATAGTCTACAATTTGGTAAACCTACCTTATTGACTATTACAGCAAAAGAATGTATATTAGTATTAATATGTTAAACACAATAAAAAAAATGTTTTCAACTGTATCGAATAACGAGCAGATGATCACAACTAAAGGAGTTAGCTCAATGGCTAAGAAAAAAACTATGACTATACAAAAAAGAGTAGAGACTGCTTTACTTAACGGTGAAGCATTAACATCAAATTCTATTAAAAGTAGATTTGGTGCTGGTAACCCAGGCGCAGTAATTCAAGCACTAAGATTCAAAGGTTTACCTGTGTTCTTAAACACTAACAAAAGAACTGGTGTTAAAGTATACAGAACAGGTAAAGCATCTAGAATGGTAGTAGGCTTAGGTTACAAAGCATTAGCAAAAGGCGTACAATTATAATTGTATAGTTTTTAACTAGATTAAAAAGGCGGCTTCGGTCGCCTTTTTTTATGACTAAATTGTCTTGACAAATCATATTAAGATAATGTATAATAAAGTATGAGCGAGTTTAAACAAGGAATTTTTAATGCTTTACACCTATTAGGCACAAGCAGTTTGGCTTTAGCCATCGTCTACACCTTAGGTCATATTGTGATTGCAATGACAGTTGTCAGTCTACTGACAGGTGCCAGTCTTTTCGAAGCAGGTGTTGTGGCTTTAATCGAACCTAGTATAAATGGTGTTTGGTTTTATTTTCTTCATAAAATTTGGCGTAAATTGAGCAAAAATTCAAAAGCAACAGCATTCGACGAATAAAACTTACGCAATCACTGACATTTTTGGCAGTTGACATTTTATAATTAGAAAGTATAATATTAATTAGCAGTCCTAAAAAACTGCACAAATTAACCTTAGGCTGGATATGCCGATAACAGAGGATATAAAATGAGTAAACACGCAGATATTGTCAATGAACAATACAATCATAGAGAGAGTAATTTCGTATCTCTACAAACCCGTATAACAGAAGCATTCAAACTAGCACCAAAGTTTGAAGCACAACTCGAAGCAGTTGTAGAAGAATTCAAAAGACGTAATAAAGATGCCTGGTCATCATTTAGTGAAATGGCATTGGTACAGGCAATTCCTGTGGATTTTAGTAAAATACTAATTGACTCTACAATGCAACGTCCAGTGAACATGCGTCATGTGTTAAAGATCCTAAACTATTTCAGTCAAACTATGGTAATGCCTATACAGGTTTACAAAGAAGGCGAAAACTATATTGCTTGGGACGGACAACACACCAGTATTGCACTGTACCTTATACTCACAAAAGTATTTGGTGAACTTCAAGCAAACACAATGATTCCTGTGAACATTTATCCAGTTAAACAAAAACTAGAAATTCGTAGGAACTTCATTTTACTAAACGGTGATGCTAAAGAAAAGTTAGATTTTATCGATACATATCGTCAAATGGTTTACGGTGCCATAATTGATAACAGTGATGATCCAATTTGGCAAGACACTGCCAAAATTAATGACTTGCTTAAAGACGCAGGTTTGTTTGCCACACATGAAAAATTTGGTGATGACCGAGAGCCGGGTGCATTCACATTGTTAGCAGATACAATTATGACCAAGAAGTTGGAAAAACGTAAAGACGTTGACGTTACTCGTATGTTTGCCAAGTATTGGGTTTATATAACTGAAGAACGTCCAGTACAAGCCAAAGAAGCAAGAATGCTTTATGAATACTTTGATGCTTGTTTCAAAGATGGAGTCAAAGTGGATGACAAATATCTGCTAGACTTTGCATTGTTTTGTAAAGAATACTTTGAAGCCAATTGGAGTGAAACAGGATCGTTCTGGAGCAAAGCAAAACTGTCATATGAAACTTGGTACAAGAAAGCAAATCCAGAAGAGTTTGAAGAAAATGGTTTAAAAGGTTTTACAACAGAACCACGTTTTGGTGTACCGTTCCTAATTGCACAAATTAAGAAAAGCACCAAACTTAAAACACCCAAGTACAAACATCTGTATGCAGTTGACAAAAAGGATCTTTGGTAATGATTCGTAATCCAGACAAAGACAAGTTTAAAAGTTCTGCTGTATTAACAGAACAACAACTGAAAGGTAACACCTGTATGTTGCAAGACTGTGACAACAAGTTGAGCATGTTTGAAGGGCCTGGCAGTCAAGTATTGTGTAGAGAACATCAATTGGATTGTGTTGAGTATGGTGGTATGGGTAAAGCAGAAAGACCACACACATTCTACAGAGGTTGGGATTGTGCCAATTGCGGATATGATCCTAGAACAGACGAATTAAGATTTAGATACATTGAAGACGAATACGATAAGTTAAGAGCCATGCGTGGTGTAATGCATGGTGACCATATACACCTTAAAAGCAGGGGCGGAGATGACTCCAAAAGCAACATTCAAACCCTGTGTGTTCTGTGCCATATGGCAAAAACCTATGGTGAAAAAGACTATTTGGGCACAAAAAAGTTATCCACAGACTGAAAACCCGCATAGAATGGGAATTCTTTAATCACATTTTTGGTTGACTTTTTGGTAGTTCAGACTGTATAATAATACTATAACAACAACTTAACAAAAGGGCACAAATGACACATGTAATATACAGAACAGACACAACAGAGATAGTAAGTGAAAAAGACTATTCTTATGGTGGACAAATTCATAAAACAGAAAGTCATGCAAAGGCTTCATTAACAAGAATTAAAAAGAAATTCGCACAAGGGTTTGCTAATCAAGAACCTTACAGCAGATTCAAGTTTGAGCATCTTGGTATGAAAGACACAGGTAATGCTCTTCCAAGAGATCACGGTAATTTAACAGGTGAAATGGTTGAAATGAAAATTGTTGATTTAGAAACTTACAGAAGTTCAATAGAAGCACAAGAAACAGTTTCTAATATGATGACGGGTAAGAAGTTCAAACAATCAGTGAACACTCCCGGCTTCATGTCACCAAGTTCAGAAACTTTTTGGAGTATGTAATGAGTAAATTGATGGAAGAACAAATGGACAAAATGTACAACCACTTTAAAAAAATAACAACAAAGGAAAACACAATGATAACAGAAGATGTAAAACAAGTAGTAAAATTTGTAAACGCAAAAGTAGAACCCAGCAAGATATGGTATAACGCCACAACAGTTGCCGTGAAGGCAGTTGACGATTACATGAAAGACAAAGAAGAAGCCATGTACTGTGGTTTCGCTAATGTTTCGATACACCCAGCCAGAGGAAAATTGGTTAGTTGGTTTAAGAAGTTTGGTATTGGATCAGGCGGATCAAGAGGATACAGAATAAGTTACTACGATATCATGCCAAAAGATCACGAGTATAGACACACTCAGTCAATGGATATCAAAGAAGTGGCTTGTGATGCCTTCGCTAAAGTGTTAGAAAACCAGTATGGTTTAACTTGTTACAGTGAAAGCAGAGCAGATTAATTGGTTGACATTTTGGTTATCAGAAACTATAATAATACTATAAGGCAAAAATAATTAAGGCAAACAAAAGGGCACATATGAAAAACACAATATACGTACTAGAAGGTTCTTACAGAAAAACTTCAGTAGAGAATCAAACTTTCCAACTTGTAAAAGGTTATCAACCACACCCTCATAAAGAAGGTGGATTTATTACAGTTAAAATAGAGGACTTGGCAAAGTATCCAGGTGCTACAAAAAAACAAATCAGAATTAATGTGGAGAATGAGAATCAATTGAGAGACTCTGCTCCAGAACAACCCAAAGAAGAATCAGATGCAGAAACTGTTGAAAGAATGAGACAGAGATTCAACATTTTAACAGACATGACCAAAGCCACCAAGCGAGGTGATGTGAGAGCAATGATTGTGTCAGGACCTCCAGGTGTTGGTAAATCATTCGGAGTTGAGCAGGTGCTTGACAGATATGGTGTTGTATCCACATTGGGTAACACAAGACCCAAATACGAAGTTGTTAAAGGTGCAATGAGCTCAATAGGTTTGTATTGTAAATTGTACAACTTTTCTGATCCTGACAATGTGTTAGTGTTTGATGATTGTGATTCAATATTACTAGACGATTTAAGTTTGAACATATTGAAAGCGGCGTTGGATTCTAAGAAGACTAGAAAGATATGTTGGAATACTGACTCACATACATTGAGAAGAGAAGGTGTGCCAGATACATTTAACTTTGCTGGTTCTGTGATTTTTATTACAAACATTAAATTTGATAATGTTAAAAGTAAAAAATTAAGAGATCATTTAGAAGCATTGGAATCAAGATGTCATTATATTGATCTAACAATTGACACTATTAGAGAAAAGATTTTAAGAATTAAACAGATTGTAACAGATGGTATGTTAAAATCATATGCATTGCCAAGCGAAACTGAACAATCAATTGTGGATTTTATTGATGATTATAAAAGACAATTGAGAGAAATCAGTTTGAGAACTGTGCTTAAAATTGCTGATTTGGCAAAAGCCTTTCCAGAAAATTGGAAAGATGTAGCAAAACAAACAGTATTAAAACCAGTATAGGAGTTGACATTTATGACGAAAGATAATAAAATTAGTACAATGAGAACACAACCGCAAGAAATTATTGCCAAACTAGAAGCAGACAACAGTAGACTGGCTAAAGAGAAGATCCTGCTGGATGCTATGAACGAAGGTGTGGATGAATTTTTTGAAGGCTTAAAAATGTGTTTGGATAAGTTGTACACTTTTGGTGTTAAGCAAGTGCCCACAAAAGATGATGTGATATCTGCACAAGGATGTAAATGGGAAGTGTTTAAAGAGCTGGCAGAAAAACTACACGCCAGAGAACTTACAGGTCATGCGGCAAGAGATGCCATTGAGCTAGTAATGAGTTCAGCAACTGCCGAACAGTGGAATGGTTTTTACAGAAGAATATTAATTAAAGATTTAAGATGTGGAGTTTCAGAAAAAACTGTGAACTCTGTGGCTAAAAAGAACAAGTTTGGCAAGTACATGGTGCCCGTGTTTACTTGCCAACTTGCTCACGATTCAACCAATCATGAAAAGAAGTTGGTGGGCAAGAAGATGTTGGAAGTAAAACTGGACGGTGTCAGAGTGGTTACTATTGTGTATCCAGACGGCAAAGTGGATATGTTCAGTCGTAATGGTAAAGAGTTTACCAACTTTGGACATATACAAGAAGAAATTTCATCAGTAGTTAAACAGAGTCCTCCACCATATCCAGTTGTGTTGGATGGTGAAGTGATGAGTGAAAACTTTCAAGACTTAATGAAACAGGTACACAGAAAGAGTGGTGGTACAGCCAAAGATGCTGTGCTTCATTTATTTGATTTTTTACCGTTGGAAGATTTTAAAAAAGGTACATGGGACAAAACTCAGACATTGAGAACTCAAATGTTAAAAGCATGGTACGAACAACACAAAACCAATTTAAACGCCGTTACAGTACTGGACCATGAAATTGTAGACTTAGGCACACCTGAAGGTCAAACGACTTATACAGAGGTGAATAAGAGGGCAGTAGAGGGTGGTTATGAAGGGATCATGATTAAAGATATTGATGCTTCGTACGAATGCAAAAGAAGTCATGCTTGGTTAAAACTGAAACCATTTATAGAAGTAAGTTTAGAAATCAAAGCCACAGAAGAAGGCACAGGCAGAAATGTAGGCAAACTGGGTGCATTGATTTGTGAAGGGTTAGATGATGGTAAAACAATTAAAACAAATGTAGGTTCTGGATTGACTGATGATAATAGAGATCAGTTTTGGAAACACAAGGATCAATTGATTGGTCAAATTGTGGAAGTGAGAGCAGATGCTGTCACAAAAAATCAAGACAGTGAACAAGAATACTCATTGAGATTTCCAAGATTTATGAGATTTAGAGGATTTGAAATTGGCGAAAAAATCTAAAATGATAGCAGTAGGATACGAACATATAAAACTGGATTCTTGGACTGGTCCGCCATACAGTTATTCCGTAAAAGTGAATGGAAAATTAAAACAGATGAGTGGGTTTGATGAAGAACACATAAAGAATCAACTGTATCCTAAAACAGCCACAATGATTAGAAAGATTAAAGATGTATAAACCATTACCAGACGGTATAACAATTAAAGAGTCAAGTGTGCAAGGCTTGGGTTTGTTTGCTACAAAAGATTTTGATCAAGATGTGGTACTTGGTATTGTGCATATCATGAATAAAAATTTTTCGCATGGAGCAATTAGAACTGCCTTAGGTGCATTTTACAATCATTCACAAGATCCTAACTGTAAGAATCTTGCAGGCTTTTGGCATCAACTGCCAGTAAAATATCTAGTGACAACAAAGCCCATTAAAGCAGGTGACGAACTAACTGCAAAATATTCGTTGTATAATGATTTTAAAGACCAGTGGTAATATAGATGACTATGAAGAAATACAATGCATACGATCATATGGCTCAATTAGGTAAGGTGTCTGGCTTACTAGAAGCACAGACTAAAATTCAAAACCAATTGATTAAAGAACAAAAAAAATTAAAATTATTAGAACAATTAAAATTAGTGAAGAATATTAAAAATGACTAACAAAGTAGACATAATAAAAAAAGTTAGCAGTAAAAAGAAAAAAGCATTGGTAAGAGCAATTAAAAATCCAAATAGGTATTTCAAATTAGACTTGGCAAGGTACGGAGGTGAGGTGTGTATGGGAACCATAACATCGGCACAATTTGAATATTGGTACAACAACGACAAGTTCGAACAGTACATGGTAGACATAGATTTCGATGCCAAAGAAGCCAACAAGGATGTACCTAAAGATGCACAGTTCGACAGACCATTTCACGAACAGGATGATATCTGTCATATATCTGGACCAGAGCTAGCGGACGGACAGACCATGACCATAACGGAAATGGACAAAGATGGTGACACCTTAATGGCTGAGGATGGAGGCTTCCTAGAAGATCAAAAGATAGATTTCGCTGACTTTAAAAAGTTGGGAGTCAAAATCAAATGTGTAGCCGAGCATAACTCAGGCTCAAAGAGCTGTAAGGATAAACATTATGTGTTTGGGCAATACTTCAACAAGGGAGGTTGGTACACAGAAGATTTAATTAAAACAGGACCAGACGGCATCAACTTTAAGAAAATGAATATTGATTACGAAGATGCAGACGGATTCAAAGTGTTCAGTCAAGTGACGATAGATGGTGTGGACTACTACCTGCAAGAAGACAGCTCAGGCAAAGGTTCAAGTTTCTATGTGATGGAAGGTGACGACGTCTAATGAAAAGACACGAAATATTTCCTGTGCCAATATGGGAATTCACATACAGTGAAGCAGAAATATTTAGAGAAAAAATTGTCCCGTTATTCAAAGAAATTGAAAAGAACAATCCCAATGAAAAAATGTCATATACAAAAGAAGGTTATACCAGTTATGGTCCAATCACTAATATATTAGATTATGATGAATGCAAAGATATAAAAAATTTTGTTATGGGCAATGTTGTTGAAGCAGTGAAGGAGTTAGGTCTTGAAGGTTATTGTAATCTCACAGGCAGTTGGTTTAATAACAATAGAAAATATAGCAGTCACGGACCTCACAATCATGTTCCAGACACTATAAGCGGAATTTATTATGTACAAGCAGAAAAGAATGATGCAAGAATTAGTTTCCACGATCAGAATAAAATTAGCAATTGGCCCTGGAAAGCACCCTCAGTGATCAATGACATGACAAGAAGAACACACAGTTTCACACCTAAAACTGGTAGACTGTTGCTTTTTCCAAGTTACATTGAACATAGTGTTGAACAGCAGTTGACCGACAATGAAAGGATCAGCATTAGTTTTAATGCTTTTGTGAATTAATGGAACTAATTGTGTTTGCTACAATATTCACATTGATAATTTTGTTAACAGGATACATAGGTCCAAAAAAATGAAATCATTTACTGTAGACATCAAAAGAGGCGATAAAATAGAAGTTGGAAGATTTAGAAATGTTCAAGCCACGGTGCAATCAATTGAAACTGATGAGCATGGACAGCCTGTGATTGTTACTTCTAAAGGCAAAAAGAAGTTGTTTACTTGTAGATTTACAAAACTTTCGCCAAGTGCAAAGACACCAAAACAAATACTTTTAGAAAGCAAAAGAAAGAAAAAAACTTGATTTTTCTCTGAAGAGACTATATAAGAACATAGTATGAGCGAGATTCAAGAAATAAAAAAACCTACAATTCAGGAACGGATTCAAAAAAGAGTTCATGAAATACTGGAACCAATCGAAGTTTGGTTGGATAGATATGTGATTCAACCTGATAAATTTGATCCTGATAAATTTAAATTGGTGGACGTGTTCAAGAAAGAACAAGTAGGCGGTGTACATGCAAGAAAGATCATGGAGATGTACGAGCCTCAATATCAAGAATATAAGGATCTATTGAGTTTAAGAGAAAAAAATCTTACATTTAAAGAAATTACAGAGGACGAAGACAATGATTCAGAAGAGAGACAACTGTTAGAGTCTTATGAAGATATTGACAATGATGTGATTCAAAAAGGAATCAAAGCATACGATAATATTTTTGAAGCCTGCGACAGAATGATATCAATTGCCAATGCTAATCGTAAGCCACGAAAGAAAAAAGAGAAGTCACCTGAGAAATTAGTATCTAAAATGCAATTCAGATTGGAAGATGAAAAATTGTTACTCAAATCAATCGATGCAACAGAAATTATATATGCTGAACAACTGTGGGTGTACAACACCAAGACTAGGAAACTAGGACACTACAAAGCAAAGGTCTTAGATCCACGAGGGTTGAGCAGACCAGGCACAGGGTTAACAGTAAAAGGAACATCCATAAAAGGATTTGATGAAGAAAACAGTGTTCAAAAAACACTCAGACACCCTGAACAGCAATTGAAAGAGTTTGCTAATTCAGGACCTAAGAAGGTAATAGAGCTGTTTGATGCTGTTAAAACAATGGGCATTAAACTGAATGGACGTGTCAATTCTGAAGTCATTTTGTTAAGAGCAGTTAGATAAATAACTGTATATGAGCATTAGAGACGACATAATTTCAATTAAAAATGGATTAGTAACACTGGGCGATGCAATAGAAAGCCTTAGTGTACACGCATCTGCTGACGATTCAGTTGTAAATTCTACTAAATCAGTTAATTTTGCTGGTTCAGAGACAACACCAATCTACGGCAAAGGTTTGCAGTGGAGTGGATTTGGCAACACAAAGATGCTAAACTTCCAATCAAATCCAGATAGATTGTGGAGTTCGAACACTTTAGATTTACACAGAGACGCACATTACTCAATCGATAACACACTTGTTCTTTCAGCAGAAGAATTAGGTCCAACAGTTAGAAAATCAAATTTAAGATCAGTTGGTGTGTTGAACGGATTAGCAGTAAATGGTGATATGAACATTGATCAGTTTGTCTTCTGGAATTCAGGAATGAATAGATTGGGTGTTGGTATTGAAGCAGGTAATGGACAATTGTCTGTGGCTTCTAACTATGTTGAATTTAGAGTTCAACCCAATGATGTAGATGCAGAAGTTGGGACATACACAACACACGATTTAAGAATTCAAACAGATAGTACAGACAGAATACTTGTAAAAGCAAACGGTGACGTTACTATCGGAACACAAGGTGGAACAGATAAGAAAGTCAAGATACACGGAAAACTTGCAGTAGGCATCAACAACATAAGAGACGATGCAGACTTTGAAGTAGCCGGTCCAGTAAGATTGGAAGGAAAACGTTTCAGTGTTGCAGATGACATACCAACAGTTGGTGTCCATGCTAAAGGTGATATTGTTTGGAATTCTAATCCTGTACCAGGTAGTGTAGTTGGCTGGATATGTGTTAACACAGGCACACCAGGCGAATGGAAATCTTTCGGAAATATTTCTCAATAAAAAAATCAGTAGGCATATGGGAATGGCTCGCTAGAGTTGCACCATTGACTGCCTTGATGATTCTCTGTATCGTACTGGCATTTGATTTTACATCTTGGATCGATTATCTTGTATCTGCAATATCATTGTTATTTGCCATTACAGCGATCACATGGTGGTGGTGGGTAATTTATGCAGTCAAAGACATATTCAAATTGTTAAACAGTGCAAACAAAAGATTTGCTGAAGTGTTGACAGAACTTAAAAATATCAAAAAAGAAACAATCAAAATTAAAAAAAGAAAAAACCGTTAATAATCAAACAATTTATTTTTGTATTCCACAGTCATGTTGTTGTAGTAACTGCCTTTGTCAAGATTTTTCCTAGCATCATTTAATTTTTTTCTTTGTTGCACTAGTAATAAATTGTGCTTGCCATTACTTGTTGTTATGTTTTTCATTTTAGTTTTGGCTTGTCTATGATCCGGCAAAAACACAAATTCAGGATATTGTTTTTTCAACTTTGATGCATAAGTTTCTAATCTTGACTTACTAATTTTTTTTGGAAGCACAAATATAGTGACTTCTTGTTGACATTGGTCAACATCAATGTTCATTCCTTCACACTCAACAATGGACCATGATGCATTTTTGGCATAAGGACAGATTGCAACTCCATTGAAACCTTTTTGTGGTTTTACAATTTTAGCCATCCATTCGACCACATCTGTGTAAATAGAACTGTTCATTATAAAGGTATTTAATATGTTAGTAATAGGAAATGGCGAGAGTCGAGCAGAACTTGATGTAGAATCATTCAACTTGCCCACAGTTGGTTGCAACGCAATATTTAGAGATGTAAAAGTAGATCATTTAGTGTGCTGTGACAGACGTATGGTTCGTGAAGCCATCACTCATGTAAACACTCAACAGAGTTGTGTGTACACCAGACAGGATTGGTATGAAGATTTTGACGTGATGCCTGTGCCTGATTTACCTTATCATGGTGAACTGAGACAAGATGATCCTTGGCATTGGGGAACGGGTCAGTATGCTCTGTTGGTTGCTCTACAGTATACTGTTACAGATCATATTCATATTGTGGGATTTGATCTGTTTGGCGTTGAAGGATATGTG